TAGGGTTCTTCTTTAGTGATCTTGAATGCCGCGCAACCACCAATCCGCGGCTGAGTGGGCGTCATAAGGTTGTGGCCAGATATCTCAATTGAATGGCGTACGGACATTCACGGCGATCACAGGCTACAATCGAACCCAAGCCTGTAGTCTGGAGGGTTGACCGGAATATCCGAACGCCTATTATTTGTTTCAAGCTTGGGGGTAGCCGTTGTCGAGCAATAACATCACGCGCGTCAATCTCTACGATGCCGTTCATCGAAAGGCGGGAATGTCGCGCGCCCAGTCTGTCATCATGGTCGAGCTTGTTTTGAAGGAGATCACCGCCAGCTTGGAGAGGGGCGAGACTGTTAAGCTCTCTTCGTTCGGGTCGTTCTTGGTACGCAATAAAAAACAGCGTGTCGGCCGCAACCCAAAGACCGGAACCGAAGTACCAATTTTGCAGCGTCGCGTTATCTCGTTTAAGTCGTCGGCGATCTTGAAACAGCAGATCAACGGAAAGCGATCTGGTAGGAAGACGCCAGTCGTCGAATTGGGCTCTTCAGCAGGCGCGCCGAGTGTCGGTCCGTGACGCCCTGAATTGTGATCCGCGGGCAGGAAGCGATCGCCCGCGACATTTAACTCATCGCCCCGCGAACTATATTGCGTGCGCGCCGGCAGACAAATTTGGGCGACGGCGAGTGGGATATTCCAAAGCTCCGCCTGCTGCTGGAAAAAATCATACCCGATCACGGCGCGATGGACGAATATGAAGTTGAGCATGAATTTCCCCGTATTGGACGAAGGGTCATGCTGTTGAATGCCCGCATCGTCCGCTACGAGATCGGCGGATAGGTTGAGCCGGAGGGGAAATGAACGGCGGGAAATGGCCCAACAAGCTGAAAATTCAAATCTGGGTTATCGTAGCTCTGGTCTTTCTCATTTGGATCGTTTTGCAAAACCCCGCACGCTGGGGCTGAAAATTAAGGCTGCGAAATGTTGAATCGACGGGCGGGCGTCCTATTGCTCCTTCTGCTGATTGTTTGCTTGATCGGCGCGGGAACTTGGTACTATCGAAGCAAATGCCACGGCATGGACGCTTGCGCCGCCGTAGAGGCCGAAAGCCATGAGCGAGACAGGCCTACGGAGGCTCGGTAGAGTTGAACAGGGACTGAGGGCGAATGATAGGCGCGCAGATGCCCAAAGACCCTTATATCCGCGAGAAATTCACCCGAGAACGTACAGCGGCCCGGAAGCTGGCCGTTGAATATTTCCGACGCTTTCCTACCGCTCGGTACCAGACCGAGGTCGAGAGCTGGCGAGATTTGCAGTCGGCGAACATCGAATTTACGATGAAGCGGCTCCGCGAACCGATTGAGCTGGAGCTAGCGGCGAAGCAATGATGACCTGACAGGGGAACTCCAAATTCCCGTCTATAAAAAGGAATTCACGCCAACGAATTTGTCCGGCCGATCAGATTAGCTACCGAAGACCGGTGCCATTCGCCTCCACGGACGGACCGGATTCCACGCCTGTTCAGCTCAATCGCCATGGACCCCAGCGTGATCGCGCCGGAAGCGCGAATGGCCCGGACGACGGGAATGAGGCTCGATGCGAATTCGTCGGCCGCGCGGACCAGCGCTGCTCTTCCCAGCGAGCCGGCATGATGCAGATTGCGGGGATTTCCAAGGCTTGCTCCGGCGGCCTTCTTTGCGGCCAATGCGGCCTTGGTCCGCTCGGCGATAAGCCGCCGCTCCTTTTCGGCCAAAGCCGCATAGAGGTGCAGCATGAAGGGGTCGGCATCCCGGCCAAGCTCCGCAACCATGAACGGCACTCGCTGCGCCATGAGCCCGGCCACAAAGGCCACATCACGCGAAAGTCGATCGAGCTTGGCTACGATAACGCTGCACTTCGAAGCTTTGGCTGCAGCAAGGGCGCTTGCCAACTGGGGGCGCCTGTCCAGCGCGTCAAAACCCTTGCCGGATTCGAATTCGACGAACTCGGCGGCGATTGTCAGCGACTCTGCGGCTGCGAAGCGCTGGATGACGGCGCGCTGGGCTTCGATCCCCAGGCCAGAGCGTTGCTGCCGTTGAGTTGAGACCCGAAGATATGCAATCGCCTGCTCCATGACCAAAGGGCATACCACCGTATGGCCTTTGGTCGTAGCGCAATTCAGAGCAATGTAATTGCTGTTTTCATGTTGCAGCAGCGCAGACAAACGACCTTGTTTCCTCACGCATTGCGACATTCGCAGCGCGGGCCGTGGGCGCACCGTTCCAAACGATAGGGCACAAGGCGCGGCGGCACTCAAATGCCGCGGAGGGGGCTCGCTGGCCCGGTGTGCCCGCCCGTAGCGGGACCAGTCACGGCGCGTACCGCTGAAGCCACTCCTCTATCGTTGCGCATCTCGCCGGCACGATGGCGATGGTCTGCTTCAAAATGCGGGCGGCCGTGAGCTGAAGCAGCTCCCGCGCTTCCGGAGGTTCGTGAAGGTGGATGATTTGGGAGCACCTGTCGGTGGCATTCGTGCGCCTGATAAGTTCTGCGGCCAGGTCGCGGGCATTTGGCGGTGCAGGCCCGGCCCATGTCATTTTCGCTCAACCAGCGAGAGAGGCGTGACGTTGGACCCGACCGTCTTTGCGACCAACCCAACCTGGCTGCCGACCGAGTAGATCATGTCCATGAGCTCCTCGTCGGTGAGTTCGCTTAGATCCTTTCTCGCAATCGCTCCCGAGTGTCGCAACTCCGTCGGGGTTTCCCGCCACTTGGCCCTCGTCTTCAACCAGAATATCTGGGCCGTGACGTTGCCGTTCTTAGCGGAATTGAACAGGAACCCAGCCACCTGAGCGTTGGCCTTGGTTTCCCCCAGGTCGAGTTCCTCCCGGTAATGCTTGCGCAGGGTTTTGGGATCAATGCCGACCACCCGCCCGATGTCGGGCTCGGGGATGCCATAGGCCGCTAGCGCTTCGACTTGCCGCCGCTGCGAGGGATCGGGCAGGTGGGCGCGCCGGCCCATCAGGCAACGCCTGCGGCCTGCCGCTCGACCGCCACGTCCGCGAACGATCTGCCGGTGTCTTCCAGCGTCGCGGTCCCGCCGGTGAAGGCCTGCCAGCGCAGTACTGCAACATCGATATACGCAGGATCGAGCTCGATGGCGAAGCAGCAGCGGCCGGTCATTTCGGCGGCGATGATGGTCGTTCCGGAACCGCTGAAAGGCTCATACACGACCTGTCCTGGCGAGGAGTTGTTTTCGATCGGACGGCGCATGCACTCGACCGGCTTCTGGGTGCCATGTCCGTGCCCGTCATCCTCGCGGGCGTTAATGGTCCAGAGCGTGGATTGCTTGCGGTCGCCGCTCCAGTTGGTGCCGGCAGTCCCCCGCACGGCGTACCAGCACGGCTCGTGCTGCCAGTGATAGTGGCCGCGGCTAAGCGCGAACCTGTCCTTGGCCCAGATGATCTGGGAGCGGATATCGAAGCCGGACGCTTCCAGGGATTGCTGCACCTCGCTGGTATGCCGCCCGGCGTGCCAGACGTAGGCGACAGAGCCGGGAAAGAGCGCCCAGGCCTCGCGCCAGTCTGCACGATCATCGTTGGCCACCTTGCCGAGCTTTCGCTCATTGAGATTGACGCCGGCGCGTGCGCGCCAGGCCGGATCGTACTTTACGCCGTAAGGGGGATCGGTGACCATCAAGTGCGGACTGACGCCGGCAAGTACCATGCTTACGTCGCCCCGGCAGGTGCTGTCGCCACACCGTAGGCGATGGCGTCCCAATATCCAAAGATCCCCAAGGCGGGACACAGGCTCGCTGGGCAGGTCCGGCACTGCATCGGGATCGGTCAGCCCTTCGGTGAGCCGCGCAGCCAACGCCTCGCGCTCCGCCTCGGTGAAGCCGATCAGCCCGAGGTCGAAGCCGAGGACTTCCAGCTCGCCCAGTTCGAGGCCCAGCAGCTCCTCGTCCCAACCGCCGTTCAGGGTGAGCTTGTTGTCGGCGATGGTGTAGGCGCGCTTCTGCGCTTCCGTCCAACCGGTCGCCACCATTACCGGCACCTGCGGAATGCGGAGCTGGTGAGCTGCGAGCACCCGGCCATGGCCTGCGATGATTGTGCCCTGTTCGTCCACCAGCACAGGATTGGTCCAACCCCATTCCCGGATGGACGCGGCGATCTGATCGACCTGCGCTGGCGAATGAGTTCGTGCGTTCCTGGCATAGGGTACAAGCCGTTGAATATCCCGGCGCTCTATCCGATCGGCAGGCCAGAGATTCCTTGCAGATTTGCCTGCTCGCTGGGGCTTTGAGGCGTCAGGTCTCATCGGGTTTGCCGTCGTAGAAGGTACGCATTATGACCATCGT